GTGGTAGAGCGAGGCGCTGCCGGGCTCCTGCTCGACGATGATCGGGGTGAGGGGGCCATCCATCGCGGCGGTCGCGGCCACGGTCTCCATGACCGTACCGGGGCTCTCCTGGAGCCGGGCGACGTCGAGGACGTAAAAGTAGGGCTCCTTGTAGCCGAGGAGGAGGCCGACCGTCCAATCAGGATCTTTGTTCTTCGCGGTGCGCCGGGACCCGGCAAAGTCCCAGTACCGGACGGCAAGGTCGATGGCCGGGGCCTGGTCGACGATCTCGAACCATTCCCGCCGGAAGTACATCCCGGCGACCGGGCGGATCTTCCAGTTGCCGTTTGCGAGCCGTTCCCGCTCGACCCGGTCGAGCGCCATGAGCCGGCCCCGGTATCCCGGATCTTTGCTCGTCAGCGCGGGGTTGTCGTCGAGTTTGGCCGGGATGAACGTGACTGACGTCGGGACCGCGTCAGGGTATCGCGCCGTGAGATCTTCGGCGGAGTCGGCCCACACGAGTTCGTCGCCGAACTGCACGAACCACCGGAGGACGCCGGCCCGCTCGGGGATAGGGAACCCAGTCTCCTGGTCGATCCACCAGGCGATGAACTCCGCGACCCACGAATCCGCGTCGGGGTTGGTCGTCGCCATGATCCGGGGCCGGACGCCGCAGGTGCTCCGGTTGCGGCTGAGCATGTAGAAAAACTGGGTGCGGCTGAAGTGCGTCAACTCGTCGAACCCGATCAGGCAGATCTGCGAGCCCTGCCAGTCGTAGCGGTTACGCTCCCACTCCATGTGCGCGAACGAGACCGCGGCGCCGGACGGGAACCGCCATTCGAGCTGCTGCTCCCGGGGCGTGCCGTTGAGGTGCGAGTACATCTCCTGACTCTCATCCCAGAGGCCGCCCTCGGCGCGCACCTGGGTTGTGGTCCGGCGGAAGATGACGGCGCCGAACCCGGGGACATGGATCCACTGGAGCGGGGCGAGGAGGAGGCCGAACGACTTTCCGCCCCCGGCCGCGCCGCCGTAGATAGTGATGTCGGCATCGGAGTCGAGGAAGTCGGTCTGCGGTCCGGGTTGCGGCCGGAGCCCGAGCTGGTCCCAGAGAGATTCCCGCGCATACATGGGGTCGAGGTCGCGGAGGAGGTTTTCCGCCCATTCGTCGATGTAGGTGAGGGGATCAGGCACGGTCCAGCACCCTCATATATCGTACCCGCGCCCGATCCGCTCCATCGCTGTATGGATAGTTAACTCTCTGATTAGGCCCAGGGTCACCTCCCTCTCGCAACTCTCTGTCTGGCAACCCCATCGCGAGCTCTGCTTTCAGCATCCGGCTTTCGGGCTGTTGCGGCATCATCAGTTTGATCCTATTGGACCACCCGACGCCGGAGAAAAACCACTCCGTAAACTCGGTAAAATGCTGCCAGTAATCATCGACTATAGGGAGCGTCGCGATCGGGGTCGCCGGGTCGGGGCACCACGCAGTAAAACTGATCCCGAGCACCCCTTTTGGAGTCATCTCCTTCCATCGCTTGATAACCCCCCGTAACGCGAGCCAGTCGTCCGAGGTCTCGCCCGGGAGCCCCGCGATCATAAACCATCTCACCCCCTTGCCGTGTGCGTTGAGCCATGAGGTACAGCCGACGAGATCGTCGTCAGATATAGGCTTACCGACGGCAGCCCTCAGGCGAGCGGAGACCCCCTCAACACCGAGCCGGATCTGCCTTGCGTGAGGGAGGCCGTATTTTGCCAAAAACCGCACGCTGTATGATCCGTGGTCGACGGGGGGCAGCCGGGTAAAGAACGAGTGTTGTGCTGGGTCGTTGGAGAGGTAGTTTATCCGCTTTCCTCTCTGGAGCAGGCCCTGTGCCGCACGGATGAGGCTGTCGGGGTCGGGGTGCTCGCTGTATGTGTGCGCCCACGCCGTCTGGCAAAACGCGCATTTGTTTTTGCAACCCCGGCCACACCACAACCTGTATGCCCCATCTTCGGCTTGAATGGGGGGCATGTCCCACGGGAACCGTTGATCAACCTCAACTCGGCGCAGGTCCCCATGCACCCATGCGTTGGGGAGTTGTTTTGCGGCATCGAGACCTGAATTACAGAGTGTGTGGATGAACTCTTGCCCGTCTCCTACACACACTGCATCTGCATAGATGCCGAGAGAGTGGGGGCTCGTGCTCCCGGCCCCCCCTGCGACAATTGACTTATTTGGATACTTGGCGCGGAGGCGCTTGAGGAAACTTGCATCGATTGGCGAGGTGCAGGTGACGAGGAGCGTGTCGGCGTCGTCGAGAGGATACTCACACTCTCCGTTGCGGGCGAGATCCCACGCGAGATATCGCGCAGCAAGCCCACGGCCAGCCTGCTTTGCAAGGGGGAACGCCGCATCAAGTATGGCTGCACGCATTGAGCAGCACCCCCTCGATATACTCCTTGAGGGCTGGCTCTTGCTCACACCTGGCATAGAACCTCTCATATACCTCTGTAGTGACTCGCACTGAGATCGCGCCAAACGTGAGTATCGTTCCCTCCATTGCCGCTCCCTGCATTCGTTCCCACGGACTCGCCCCCGACCTATCTGCATTCTCTCCCCGGTCGATGGTGTCGAGAGAGATGAGACCCTCGAACCCCGTCAGCACCACATCGAACCCGACGTCATTCAGGCTCGCCAGTTCTCCGGCGAGCAGGTCAAGATCCCACTCGGCTACCTCACCGAGCCGGTTGTCGGCGATGCGGTAGGCTTTCTTCTCCTCTTCCGTCAGGCCGAAGACCTGCGTCACCGCCGGGCATGTGGTCCACCCTAGCGACTGCATCGCCTTCAGGGTCGTATGGCCTGTGATCAGCACCATATCCTCATCGACGACCACGGAGTTTTTCACGAGCCCAAACTGTTCGAGCGACGCTGCGACTTTCTTGACGGCCTTGTCGTTCTTGCGCGGGTTGCGCTCGTAGGGGATGAGGTCTGAGATCGGTACATCTCTGTGTTCCACTTTGCGAGTTACTGGCATGGTATCTCTCGTTGCTGCTTGCGCGTCTTGAGCCGCTCCGCGACCGCCGCCTGACACACGGGGCAGAGGTCGCCGAGGACCAGGGCGCGGATTTCGTTCAGCTGCGTTTCTATGAGTGTGATGTTGACGACGGGGTTCGCGGCGAGTTCGCCCTGCACCTCCAGGAGGAGCTTGGCGGTCTCCCGGGCTTCGCGGACCGCCCGGAGTTTCGTGTTCTCGTCGCCGGCCGCCGCACCCCGGATCATCCCTAGGCACTCGGCGAGGAGGGCCTCGATGATCTTGAGGAGTTTGTCAACCGAGGCAACCTCGTGCCGCTCCTTTTCCTCAACGGCTGCCGCTATCTGCTCAGCCTGCTTAATCTCCTTTTTCCTAGCGACTTTTGTGATTTGCTCCGCGATATGGCCGTTTCGCTTGTGGCGCCCAACCGCCTCTCTTGACACGCCGTACTGGCTCGCGATGGCACGGTATGACACACCGGCGACGAGCGCCTTGTCGATCTCGACCCGCTGTGGATGGTTGCAGATCGTACACTGCCCCCCGGGCGACCTATCCATCGTTGGCCTCCTGCTCTTCGAGGGCGTCCAGGGCCTGCTCGACCACGTCTTCGAGGGTCCGAGCATTGCGCCGGATCTTGAGGAGCCAGATCCGGGAGTGGAGGGCGGCCGAGATCGAGAGGGTGCGAGGAGGTTTCACAGACTCCTCCCGTCGGTCGTGCTCCGAGCGTAGCGCGGCTGGCCGTTGAGGTCGATGGTCGCGGGCGGCCTCCAGTCTGGGGCGACCTGCTCCAGCGGGCACCAGTCTGGGATGAGAGGGTAGTCAGAGAACTTTCGGCAGCGGAGGATGCCGCCCTCGTCGCACCACTGGCTTGCCCGGCAGCTCCGGGAGCCGGCGGCGTGGGGGCACTCGTCGCAGAGTTCGACGCGGATGATCCGGGTCATGATCGAGGCCCCCTGATCTGCCGCCCCTCTTCATCGAGCCAGTGATCCACATGCATCGTCAGCCCGCAGTTGGCACAGGTAATATGCTCGCCGTCCTCGGTCCCGTGATATCGGAGGTATCCCTCCGGCACCTTCTTGAGGCAGGTGATGCGGCCGCAGTATTGCGGATACCCGCATTGCGGGCAAGTAAGGGTCGTGCCCCTCCTCCGTCGGGAACCACCCGGCAAATTTGCCGGGATGTTCTGGAGCAGCGCGAGCAGGTCCTCCCACCGGAGCACGGCCAGCGCCTCCCGCCGGCTCTGCTTCAGGACGAGGAGGGGGGCGAGCCCCTCCGCCTCGGCGTTCGCGGTGCATTGTCGCCACCATGCCGGGAGCGCGATCGCTTCCTGGGCTTTGCACTCGACGCCGAA